ATGGAGGTGGGGATTATCAAAAACAAGCTGACACCACGGGAAAAGGAATTCTGTCTCTGCTTTGTGCAGACAGGCGACGCGACTCTCTCGGCGCGGGAGGCAGGCTTTCGTGACGCGGTGCGGACAGGACGCAAGCTCCTCTGCCGCGAGCGCGTTGTGCAGGAGCTGGAGCGTCTGGCTGCAATTCAGAACAGAATTCTCGGCTGTATGGCGGCGACAGGTTATCAGCGGCTCGCATTCGGCAACGCGTCCGACGCGGTTTCGCTGGTCTTTGAGCAGGAGCCCGACAGGGAAAAGCTCGGAAGGATGGATTTGTTCCTGATTTCCGAGCTGAAACGTCCCAAGGACGGTGCGATGGAAATCAAGCTCTTTGACCGCGTCAAGGCGTTGGAGAAGCTCGAGACCATGAGTGCGGAGAGCCGTACCGCGGACAGTCTGTTCGACGCGATCGGCAGGAGCGCCGCCGGAAGTGATGGCGATGATTGAGAGCTTTTCTCCGAAGCAGCTGCGTGTGCTGAGCTGGTGGCATGAGCAGTCCGCCGACAGCGGCAGGGACGCGATCATCTGCGACGGAGCGGTGAGGAGCGGCAAGACCTTCTGTATGTCGCTGTCCTTCGTTATCTGGAGCTTCTATTTTCGCGGCGGCACGGATTTTGCCCTCTGCGGCAAGACCATTCGTTCGCTGAGACGCAATATGGTGACTCCGATTTTGCCGCTCTTGCAATCGCTCGGCTTTTCCTGCGAGGAGAAGCTGTCGCAGAACCTGCTGCTGGTGCGCTATCGCGGACGGCAGAAGCGTTTCTACCTTTTCGGCGGTAAGGACGAGGCGTCTGCGGCGCTGATTCAGGGCATGACGCTGGCGGGCGTGCTTTTTGACGAGGTCGCGCTGATGCCGCGTTCCTTTGTGGAGCAGGCGATCGCGCGGTGCTCTGTGGACGGGTCGCGGTTCTGGTTCAACTGCAACCCCGAGCATCCCGAGCACTGGTTCCATACGGAGTGGATCAGGCAGGCGGAGAGCAAGAACGCGCTCTACCTCCACTTTACGATGGACGATAATCCCTCGCTCTCCGAGGAAGTCAAGCGCAGGTACGAGTCGCTGTACTCGGGCGTTTTCTACGAGCGCTTTGTGCGCGGTAAATGGGTGGCGGTTTACGGCGCTGTCTATCCGTTTATGGCGGAGGAGGAGTACTACTGCGAGGTGCCGCAGGGGAGCTTTGACGCGTACGTCATCTCCTGCGACTACGGAACGGTCAATCCCGCGTCGTTCGGTCTATGGGGCAGGCTGGACGGCGTCTGGTACAGGATCGACGAGTATTACTTTGATTCCCGCGCCGAGGGCTTTCAGAAAACCGATGAGGAGCACTACGAGGGACTATGCGTGCTGGCAGGCGAAAGAAAAATCAGACAGGTGGTTGTCGACCCGTCCGCCGCGAGCTTCATTGAGGTGATCCGCCGTCACGGAAAGTACACGGTCGTACCTGCGCAAAACAATGTTGTCAACGGAATCAGGCGGGTGTCTCAGGCACTAAAAAAGCGCGAGATCCGCATCTGCCGCAGCTGCGCCGCCGCGCGGAGGGAGTTTTCTCTCTACCGCTGGGACTGCGACAAGCGCGCGGATACGCCTGTCAAGCAAAATGACCATGCTATGGACGACATCCGCTATTTCGTGACAACGGCAATGGAAGGCGGCGGGGCTTTGCCCGTCTTTGCCGCCGAAAGATAGGAGGAAAAAGATGTTTGGGAGAAAAAAGCAGGGGACGCGCGCCGGAGCCGTCGCGCAGACCGTGCCGCGTCCTCTCGGCGGAGGTCTTTCTTCGCTTTTCCCGCGCAATGAGGTGATGACGCGCGCCGAACGTGAGCTTTACGCTTCGCTGCGTGAGTCGGTGCCGCTGATCGACGCGGCGATCGGCAAGCTGGTGCGTCTGACGGGCAGCTTCCGCATTGCGTCCGACAGCGCGGAATGTGAAAGAACTGCGGCGGACTTTATCCGCCGCGTGCGTGTGGGCGGCAGCGGAGAGGGCTTGCAGGCGTTTGTTTATGACTATCTCGACAGCCTGCTCACCTATGGCGAAGCGGTCGGTGAGATGATACCCGCCTATGACGGCAGCGGCATCGCCGCGCTCTATCACGCGCGTCTTGACGATGTGGAGATACGTGCCGACGGTTCTCCGCTCGATCTGACGGTCTTTCGCCGCGAGGCAGGCGGGAGTGTGCCCGTCAAGTATCCGCAGCTGGTGCTGGTGTCGCTGCTCCGTCAGAAAGCAGGCACCGTCAGAGGTACCTCCCTGCTGAGCGGACTGCCCTTTGTCAGCGCTATCTGGATGCGGATTTTTCAGTCCCTCAAAAACAACTGGGAGCGCGCGGGCGATATCCGCTTTGCCGTTACCTATAAGCCCGAGGGCGGCGTGTTCAGCGAGGACAACGCCAAGCTGATCGCCGACGAGTGGCGAAAGGCGATGCGCAGCGACAGTGTCTGTGACTTTGTGTCGGTCGGCGACGTCAGCGTCAAGGTCATCGGCGCGGAAAACCAGATGCCCGACTGCGCTGTTCCGCTGCGCGCGGTGCTCGAGCAGATCGTGGCGAAGCTCGGTATACCGCCGTTTTTGCTCGGGCTTTCGTGGTCGAGCACCGAAAGAATGAGCGAGCAGCAGTCGGATATCCTGACAAGCGAGCTGGAGTATTACCGCGCCGCGCTGGAGCCGGTCATTTACCGTATCGTGCGCACCCATCTTCTGCTCAGCGGCTGCAACGCGCCCTTTGCGGTAGAGTGGGACGACATCAATTTGCAGGACGCGGTGGAGCTTTCGGCCGCGCGCCTGAATAACGCGCAGGCATACAAGCTTGAACGGGAAACGGAGGCGTTATATGCAGAATAACAAGATCACAAAGGCGGCGGACGTGACGCTTGCCGCGGACGGCAGCACGCCTTCTGCGGAGGAGCTGCGCCTGATTCACGCCTATACTCGCCGCGCACTGAGCGCCGACGAGGTGTATGTCTTTTCAGTGACGCTTTGTGACAACGACGTCGACCGCGACGGGGAACGCTTTACCACCGAGTCGCTGAAGTCGCTCGAGAAGCTGTTTGTAGGCAAAACGGGTATTTTCGACCACAACCCGAGCGCAAAGAATCAGACCGCGCGGATATTCTCCTGTGCCGTTGAGCGCGTACCCTCGCGCAAAACCGCGGCGGGCGATGACTATTTCCGCCTGAAGGCGCGCGCGTATCTGCCGCGTACCGAGGGCAATGCGGAGCTGATCGCCGCTCTCGACAGCGGTATCGTCAAGGAGGTCAGCGTCGGCTGCGCGGTGGGAAAAGTCCTATGCAGCGTCTGCGGAGAGGAGCTTCGCTCCTGCCCGCACCGCAAGGGAGAAACCTACGGCGGCAAGCTCTGCTTCGGCGAGCTTTGCGAGCCGTATGATGCCTATGAATGGAGCTTTGTGGCGGTTCCCGCCCAAAGACAGGCGGGCGTGACAAAGTCCGCCTACGGAAAGGAGCAAACAATGGATAGCATTATCAACAAGCTTTCAAAGGGTGTGAGCGTCACCCTGAGCGACCGCGACTGTGCGAAGCTGCTCGGTTATATCAACAGCTTGAAGAACAGCGCGGAGGACGGTGTCTTTTACCGCGACACGCTCACCGCCGAGGTGCTGCGCCTTTCGGCGGCGGTTCAGCCCGATATTTCGAGGGAAACCATGAAAAGCATCACAAAGGGCATGACGATGGCGCAGCTCAGAGAGTTCAAAACCGCGTTTGAAAAGCGCCGCGCGGAGGAGCTTGCTCCCGCGCCGCAGCTCTACAGCGAGAAAAAGACAAACGCCGTGTCCAACGGTCAGTTTATGATTTAACGGAGGTATGTTATGAACGTCAATTTTAACGGATTCAACGAAAACGCCGCGACCTTCCTCGCGGCAAACACCATCACTGCCGTCGGTCAGCCCGTCAAGCCCAGCGCTGAGGGCGCCGTGACAAAGTGCGCGTCAGGCGACGCGTTCTGCGGTATCGTGACGGGACTGCGCGGCGGCTACGCGACCGTGCAGCTCACCGGCTACGCCGAGTTCCCCGCGTCCGCAAGAATCAGCGTCGGCTATCAGAAGCTCGCCGTCAATGCGGCGGGTCAGGTTGCCGCAAACGCGAACGGCAGAGAGTATCTGGTGGTCAACGCCACCGAAGATACTGTCGGCATTATTCTTTAATCATCAGGAGGTATGAAAATGGCTAATTTTGAGAATATTACCATTGAGAAGGGTATGTACCAGACAAAGGGCGGTCTGACCGAGGCGCTCGAAAAGCTCGACCCCTCGGAAAACTATATCGGCACCTCGCTCGAGGGTCTTGACGCGTTTTCCCGTCAGCTCAAGCGCTATGATATCCGCGTCAGCGGCAGAGGCAGCGACTGCGTGGAGAAGTTCTTCCAGACCTCCAACTCTGCGGCGCTCTTTCCCGAGTATGTGAGCCGCGCGGTACGTCAGGGCATGGAGAGAGCCGACATTCTCCCCAATCTTGTCGCGACGGTCACCGATATCGAGGGCATGGACTACAGAAGCATCGTGTCCGCTCCCACTAACGACGAAAAGTCGCTCAAGATCGTCGGCGAGGGCGCGCAGATTCCCCAGACGACCGTCAGAACCCGCGAGAATCTCGTCAAGCTCCACAAGAGAGGCAGAATGCTCGTCGCATCCTATGAAGCGCTCCGTTTCCAGCGACTCGACCTCTTTTCTGTCACCCTCGGTCAGATCGGCGCCTACATCGCGAGAGCGCAGCTCGGCGACGCGATCGGCGTGCTGCTCAACGGCGACGGCAACAACAACGCCGCGGCGGTCATCAACGTCGATACCGCGGGTACGCTGACCTATGCCGATCTGGTCAAGCTCTGGGCGAATATGGCGCCCTATGAGCTGAATACGCTTCTCGCTCCCACTGCCCAGATGCAGAGCATCCTCGCGCTTCCCCAGATGCAGGACGCAAAGGCAGGTCTGGATTTCCAGGGAACGGGCAAGATGATCACCCCCATGGGCGCGACGCTCCTGCACGCGCCTGAGATGACAGCGGGCAAGATCATCGGTCTTGACAAGAACTGCGCGCTTGAGATGGTTCAGGCAGGCGGCGTCGTGACCGACTTCGACAAGCTCATCGACCGTCAGCTCGAGCGCGCGGCGATCACCTGCACGGCGGGCTTCGCGAAAATCTTCACCGAAGCGAGCAAGGCGCTCAACGTCTAACGGGGTGATCGCGTGAACGTGGCAAATGTGAGCGAGCGCTTTATGGCGCTCACGGGCAAGGATGTTTCCGAGATGTGCCGTTGGCGCGGTATCATCGACGACGCCTGCCGCTATGTGAAGGCGCACGCTGCCGTGACAGAGCCTGACAGGGAACAGTCCGCGCGTCTGGAGCTGCTTGCCGCTGCCTACGCTTACCGCATGCTGGAGATCTGCGATACCGACAGAATAACCTCTTTTACCGCGGGTGACGTGAAATTCACGTCATCCGACGGCAAAACCGGCAGGGCGGAGCAGCTGTGGGAGCAGCTTTGCAGGGATAATTCGGATATTTTCAACACCAACGGTTTTATTTTCGGAAGGATTGTGACAGCATGAGCATGATGAACGCGGTTATCAGCTCCATCAGCAAATACGGCGGCGACGTGACCGTCTCTCAGGGAAACACCAGCGTCAGAGGCAAAGGGATTGTGGAACCGCTGCGCTACCGCAACAAGATCTATATCGGCGGCGAGCAGCGGCACCTCGGCTTTATGAAGCGCGAGAAATACCTCTTTATCGGAACGCCCGACATGAATCTCAATGAGAACCGCACTGTCATAGAAGCGGCAAGCGGCAAATATATTGTAAAAAGATGCGAGCGATACTTTGTTCAGGACAATCCGATTTACACGTGGGCAATCATGGTGCCCTATGGAGAAAGGCGGGAGGATGACTATGACGCCGATTCATGAGCAGACAGACTGCGTAATACGACGGCTCAAAACGCAGGAGAGTATGCGGAATGTGCGTTTTGTGCGTGCGTTCAGTGACGAAAATATCGAAACGCCGATCCACGGCTTTCTTGCGGCGGTGAGCATTATCAGCACCTCGCAAAGTCAGGACTTTGTGGGAGGGTTGGCTTCCTCGGGAGTCAGGGGCTGTATGTATACCGCCGAGGTAGAGATCCGCGTTTATTCTCCCTACCACGAGAACGGAAACGGTCTGTCCGAGCTGGTCAGCGCAATGCTGACGGGCTTGAAGGAGGCGGATGAGGAAAAGCTGATAACCGCAGCCGCCGCCTCCTCGATCGAGTTTGACAACGAGCTCAACAGCGTGTTCCGCAAGCTGTGCTTTACGATGGAGTTTTGTTTGTGTGAGGAGGGAAGCGCGTGAACGAGGTGCTGTTTCTGAAGGGTGAGGATGTGACCGTCACCGCCGACGGCGTGACGCTGGGCGGAATCGTGTCCGTGACCTGCGGCGAAACGACCGAATGGGAGATTTACGGGGAGATTCTGACCGATATTCCCGCGGCGCGGTACGGCAAGACGGTCTATACCGTCACGCTGACCATGAACGCGCAGCCCTACGGCTCGCTGGGGCTGTCACCGGAGAGCGTGCTGCTGGAATACGGCGACACGCAGGTGCTCTATACCGCGTGCCGCGTAGAGAAAATCCAATGCGAGATTTTGCCCGCGAACACGGTGAGCTATGTCGTCACCCTTGCATCGGAGGAAAGGAGTGAGTCGCGTGAATGAGGACGAGCTGTTCCGCGACGGCGATGAAACCGAGGCGCTGAGCGAAAGGCTGGAAAGAGAAAGCCGCCGTTACAGCCGCCGTTTGGAAGAAGAGGATGAGGTGGTGGCACGATGAAGCTGATTCCCATGCGATTCAAAGGAGTGACATGGCGGCACAATCCGCGGGAGCTGACCTTTGAGAACGAAAAGCAGATCAATGAGCTGCACGCGCCCTATGCGGGCTGTACCGTACAGGATACGGGCAGGCGCGGCATGTGCGTCAAGGGAGAGGGAGAGCTGTTCGGCGCGGATTGTCTGGAGCAGTTCCGGGCGCTGCTCGCGCTGTTCCGCGAGGGCGGCAGCGGTGTGCTCTCGATTGAGAACGTCAAGCCCTTTCACGCGGTTTTTGAGAGCCTGACGCTGATTGGAAAGCCAAAGCCCGACGTCCTGACCTACCGCTTTCTGTTCCGCGAGGTCATGAGTGAGGCGGACAACGTGCCGCATACATACACACCGGGGGAGAATGAGAACCTTTGGGATGTTTCCTACCGCTTCGGCATCGGAATTGAAGCGCTGATGGCGCTCAATCCGCAGGTCAAGCGTCCCGATATTCTCACGGAAGGCGAGGTGGTGCGGCTGTGCTGAGCTTTGAGCTGTTTTTTTCCGACAAATCACGTGAAGTATTGCCGCACGTTCTGAGCGTCAAGCTGGATTGTCAGCTTGACGTCCCCGCAGACAGCCTGACGCTGACGCTTCCTTTTGCGAAAAAGTACCGCGAGGCAGTTCTTGCCGCCGCTTGGGAGGGAGATATCCTGCGGTTTTACGGACCGGTTGACGAGGTCATCACGGTCAGTCAGAGCGGAAAACACATCCTGCGGCTCTACGCGCGCAGCTTAGCCGCCTTCCTGCTGGACAATGAGGCGGAGCCTCTGACCTATGCCAATCCGTCCAACAAGCTGATGGCGGAGCGTCATCTCCTGCCCTTCGGCGTGACCGAATATGACAACGAGCGGCATCCGCTCTATGACAGCCTGCAGATCGACAAGGGAATGTCCCATTGGCAGGCGCTGGAGCGGTTTTGCAGAAAGCGTTACGGTTCCTTGCCGCGCATTGAGGGAAAGCGGGCGTATCTCAAGGGCTTTGTGCGTGAGGGCAAGGCTGTTTTCGGAGAAAACGGCGTGCGGTATTACTCCCTTCGCGAGTGCCGCCGCCCTTGCCGCCTGATTTCCGAAATCAGAGTCAGGCTCAATGCTATCGGCGGCTATTCGTCTGTGATGCGCAATAACAATCCCGACTGCGCGGGCAGAAGCCGCGTCCGCTATCTCAACGCGACCGCGGATAATGTCAATCTCGACACCGCGCGGCAGATGCTGGAAAAGGGAAACCGCGAAGCGTATCTGCTCAAGCTGCAATGCGCCGGAACACGCGTTGATCTGCTCGGCATGGAGGCTGCTGTTGAGGACAGCGGTCCGGGACGTATCGACGGGCTGCGGGTGACAGGCGTCTGCTGTGAAATGAACGAAAAGGGCGAGCTGACCACGGTGAGCCTGAGAAAGGAGAATGTCTGATGTGGCTGTTACGCTATATGACAAAAAATTCGCTCTCTCCGCGCGGCGCCGTCAAGGGCGATGTGCAGGGACAGGACGGTACCGCCGTTCTGTCTTCGGGAGAGCATAAGAACCTCCGTCTGTGTCAGCCCTACGGCGTCGCGAGTATTCCTCCCGAGGGCGCCTGCGCGGTGGTACTGCCGCTTGACGACGGTGAAGTCAGTCTGGGAGTGCTCGGTCAGGAGCAGTCGCTGAGCGAGGGCGAGCTGATGCTCTATTCCAAGGGCGGCGCTTCGATTGTGCTGAAAAATGACGGCAGGGTGCTGATCAACGGCAGGGAGTACGGCAATGATTGATGTGAAGATGCAAAACGGCGAGCTTGCCCTCGATACCGCCGGCCGTTTTATTGACCTCGGCGACCGTGACGCGCGGTTCCGGCGCGCTCTGATCGCCGTGACCGCCAAAAAGGGCGCGTTTGTCTATAACCGTGCTTTGGGTGCGGATTATGACGCGCTGACAGGCGCGGCGGACGTCAGAAGAAAGACGGAGCAGATTTTCAACGAGGCGCTCGCGGACTATGACGATACCGCGGTGACCGTGACACAAACGGGTGAGCATACGCTTGTCAGCATCCGCGTGAACGGAGAAGCGAGAAGTGAGGAGGTAGTGCGCTTTTGAGCGATACATATGAAGAAATATACAGCAGAATGAAACAGACCTACGAAACGCAGCGCGGCGACAGTATTGACGAGGCGAGCGATATCGCTATCCGTCTGCGCACGCTCGCGGGTGAGATTTACAACATGCAGTCGAGCCTTGAATGGACAAAACGGCAGTTTTTTGCCGCCACCGCGACAGGCGAGAGTCTTGACTATCTCGCGCAGCAGCGCGGTCTGGAGCGCAAGCCCGCGCGCAAGTCACAGGGAAGTCTGACCTTCCGTTTGGCGGAAGCCAAGAATTATGCCGTCGCAATTCCTGCTGGAACGGTCGTCGCGACCGATACCGAGGTGCCGCTGCGGTTTGTTACAACCGTAGACGGAGAAATCCCGCAGGCGACGCTTTCCGCTTCCATTCCTGCCGAAGCGGAGGAGGCGGGCTACCGCGGCAATATCGCTTTCGGCGTCGCGACGGTTCCCGTCAGCGTTCCCGCTGTCATCAGCGAGGTCACCAACCCGAGCGCTTTCCGCGGCGGCAGCGACAGGGAGAGCGACAACAACCTGCGTCAGCGGATCCTCGACAGCTTTGTATCCGCGCCGAACGGCATGAACGCCGCCTACTACAAGCGGCTCGCGCTCTCGGTCGACGGCGTTGAGAAGGCGGGCGTCGTGGAACGCTCCAACGGCAGCGGCACCGCTACCGTCTATGTCAGCGGCACGCGCAGCGAGGCTCCCGCGGATGTCGTCAGTCAGGTGACGGCGCTGCTCAACGAGCACCAGTGCGTCGGAGCGGTCGTCACAGCCGCTCAGGCGGTGATGCGCGATGTGGATTTGACCGTGACGGTCACGCCGAAAACGGGATTTACCGACGAAGAGGTGCAGTGGCGTATTGAAAACGCCTTTGCCGACTACGTTTATGATGTGCCGATGGGAGGAAAATTCTATCTCTCAAAGCTCGGCTCGTATCTGCTTGATACCGACTGCATTGAAACCTACGCGCTCGATCAGTCAATGACCGATCTGACGCTTTCAGGCGCGATGTGCCTGCGCGTGGGAGATGTGACGATAGGGGTGAGCCGATGACCGCCTATCAGTCCATGAAAACGAAGCTGCTGCCGCTCGGTCTTTACGCGTTTTCCGAGGGAGAAGCGGTCGACTGCGAGCTGAAGGCGTATGCCGCCGAGCTGGACAGGCTCTATGGTGAGATAGACACGCTCTACCGCGAGGCGTTTATCGCCACTGCCGAGAGCTACGGGCTGAGCGAGCGTGAGCGCTTCGCGGGCAAGGTGCGCGATGATCTGACCGTTGCCGAACGGCGCGCGCTTCTGATGGAAAGCGAGCAGAGCTGCTACGGCGGCAACGACGAGGCGGCTCTGGAACAGATCATTCATCATCTCGGCATTACGCATTATGTGATCGAATGCCGTCCGCGCTTTTCCACGCTGACGGTTATGCTGTACGAAACCGTCAGCGACTGGCAGCTTGCGGCACTGACCAAGCAGGTGAAGGCCTTTGCTCCCGTGACCTTCAATGTGACGATTCAGTAAAAAAACAGACAAAAAAACTCCGCTTACCCAAAAGGGTAAGCGGAGCGTTTGTTTTTGTTTGGTATACCTTTATCGTAACGCTTGCGCGGAACAAAAAGCCAAA